AAGCGCGCAGCGTCACCAGGTCCACCCCGCGCCCTTCCGCCTGCACCATCAGGCTCGCGAGCAACGCCTCCGCGCTCATCGTCAGCTTGCTCATTTCGAGAACCCCAGCATGTCGCGTTTCTCCTCATCGCTGAGGAAAGACGCACCGCCAACGACTTCCCACAGCTTCGCTCGGTCGTCCGCGAGCTCGCTGATCTGGTCGGTATCGACGCTTAAGGTCACCGGCCCGAGCCAGTCACTCAGCATCCTGCTCAGCCCCTCCAGGATCCTAGCCGCCATCGGCAGGATCGTCTGGCGGTAGAGCGCCCTTCCCGCCTCGCGCGCATTGGCGTAAGTGGCGTCCCCCGGCAGACCGACCAACACCGGGGGAACGCCGAAGGCGAGCGCAATGTCGCGCGCCGCGCCTTCTTTCAAAGCCACGAAATCCATGTCCGCGGGCGTCAGGCTCAGCGCCTGCCACTTGAGCCCGCCCTCGAGCAGCAGCGGCCGCCCGGCATTGCCGCTGCCCGAAAACTCGCTCGTCAGCTCGTCCTTCAGTCGCTTGAACTGCTCGGCCGAAAGCGCGCTTCCATCCGCCGGCTCATAGCTCAGCGCGCCCGACGGCCGCGCCGCATTGTCGAGCAGTGACTTGTTCCACTTCGCCGCCCGGTTGTGCACGCTCGCCGCGCCGATCGCCGCCTCGATGCAGCCCATCCCATAATGGTCGTCGCGCGGATGCAGCGCCTTGATATGCGCCAGCTGGATCCGCTCGAGGCCGTCCATCCGGTTGACCCGCATCGCCTGACCCGCAGTGCGGTAGAGGTATGCCACCGGCCAGCCGTGCTCGTCGCAGACGACGCTCACCCGTTCCGGACGCAGCGCGCACAGCTCCAGCGGCCGGTCGCGATCGTCCGCCAGCAGCCTCACATAGGCATTGCCGTGCAGCAGCAGATTCGCGGCGATCCCCTCGAGCAGGCCGTCGTCCTTGACCAGCGTAACGGCGCGTTCATCGCCGTCGATTGTCAGGCTCCCGACCATCCCCGCGACCAGCCGCACCGACCGCTGGCCGACCGGGTTGCGCTGATAAACCTCGCAGAATTGCGCGGAATAGGAGCGAGCAAACCCCTCCTCCTCGGCTGTATTTGTCAGCCACGCAGGCACAAACGGCCTCGCGTCCGCCGGCGCGCTCTTGCGCCCGAACCACCACCCCATGCTCGCTCCTAAGTCTTGAATGCCCGAGCATAAGGTCGCGATTGCGCAGCAACCGCGGCCTTATGTCGAAGAGTGCACGAAAGCGGACGGCCTGCGGGCGAAGCGCGACAGGACCGACGTCACGGGATTTACTCCCGTAACGGCTTCAGCGCCGCCTAAAGTCGCCTCACCCGCGGCACGCCCGACCGCGTATCGCTGAGCACCGTCATCGCCCACACCATCGCATCCGCGCGGTCCGGCGACCGTCCCGGCCCCTCGTAACCGCCGCCGGCAATCATCCCGCCGAGCTCCGCCTCAAGCTCCGGAAACGCGCCGGCGAAGAACGCCTTGCCCGTCTCGAACTTGAGCGCGATCGGCTCCGCCCGCGCGCTCTTGCTGCGCGACGCATGGACCAGCCGCACCTTTAGACCCAGGTCCGCCGCCTCGAGCACCTGTCCGACCATCGCACCGCCATTGTTGGCTTCGGCAACCACCTGGGCCGTATCCCACCGCGCAGCTGCCGCAGCGACGCGGTTCGCCCACCCGTCGGGAGAGTTGCCCCGCACCGTCGCGTCCTCGAGGACGTAAAGCTCCTCACTGCGGCGTCCGCACACCACGATCCCGCACGCGTCCGACCCCTCGCCCGCCCCCGCCGGCGGGTCCACACCGACCACGATCCGGTCAAATTCCTCCCCCAGGTTGCCTGGGCGAGGGGGACCGCCGAGGGCGGTGGAGGGGTTTTGCACGGCCTCAACTCGACTTCGCTCGATCACCTCCCGCGTCCACAACGCGCCCTCGGCATCCTGCAACAGCACGCCGTCCAGCTCCTGCGCGCCGATCCGCGTCCCGCCATAGGTCGCCGTCAGCACCTCGATGACCTTCTCGTCGAGGTTGATGTTGTCGCGCGTCTTTCCCCGCGTGGTGATCGTCCAGGGATAGCCGTCGATCCGGTTCAGCAGCGGCATCGGCCTGGGCGTGGTCGTGATCAGCGCGCGCGGTCGCGGGCCGCGCCGCAATCCGAACTCCAAATTCACCCACGCCTCCTCGGCCTCGCGCCACTTTGCCAGCTCATCCGCCCAGGCGAATTCATGCTCCGGACCTCTCAGACCATCCGCATTGTCGCCCGAGAACAATTGCGCCTCGCTGCCGTTGGGCCACCTGAGCCGTCCGCGGCTCGGCTCCCATGTCAGCCGCCAACGGCGGCGACGGGCAATGCCAAGCAGACCGCTCACGCCCTCGACCATGATGCTGCGCGCGTCCTGGATCGTCGCTCCCACGAGCGCGATCCGTACGCCCGCCTTCCCGTTCGCCAGGCGGAAGATCCACTCCGCTCCGGCGCGCGTCTTTCCGAAGCCGCGGCCGGCCATCATCAGCCAGACGCGCCAGCCTTCGGCGCTCGGCGGAAGCTGGTTCTCGTGCGCCCATGTCTCGAAGTCAGCATCCCACTTCAGGAGGTCGTCGGGCGTCATCTTGCTGATGACGCGTCGCTGAGCCTCCTCGCTCGCTGCTTTCATGTACGCCATCTCGTAGCGCATCACTTCGTAGTCCCGCGCGTCCCGCTTCCTGCTCTTCATCCCGCTTCTTCAGCCGTTGCAGCTTGCGGACGATCCGCTCGCGAATTTCGTCGACGTCGTCCGGCGGCAGCTCGGTGTCGGCCTCGATAGCGGTCTCACGGTGCATCTTGAGCAGCGCCAAACCAAGCTGGTTCGAATATTCGAGCACGCGCTCTTCGCTGCCGTCGCGGCGCCGGATAACCTTCTCGGTGCCGTTGAAGGCCCTGTCGAGCAGCACGAGCTCGAGCCGCTGGTAGGCATGGCCGATCGCCTCGATCCAGCCGGCGCGGAACGCGGCGTCCATTTTGCGACGGCGGTAGGCCACTGTCATCGGCACGCCGCTTCGGCGGCAAGCCTCGCTGACGTTGCAGGTCTCCGCCAGGACCGCGAGGAATTTCTGCGCTTTGGCTTTGGTCCAGCTTCGCTGCGACGGCTTGCGCAACTGCGGTTTTCTTCCTCCAACGAGCGTCAACTTCCGTCCCACGGCTCACTCCCAACAAAAATCGGGCCGCGGCAGTTGCCTGCCCGGCCCGACTCGCAATTCTTCACTGTGCCTAAGATGTACCGAATCAGCGTGACGCTGTCAGTCGATTATCCCTTTCACCCACGTTGAAGGAGACTGACAGTGAAACACCAAATGAGCTATTTTCGGCGGGTGCTCGCGGCACTCTGCATGTTGGGGCTTTGGTCACCCAACTGGGTACCGCGAGGCGACTGGCCTAATGGGTCGAGACAATAAGCCTCCACTGTATTCTTCCCTGCTGTGGGGTGTGTTGGTGATGGTTCTGCGGCGGCAGCGGGTGACCCTCGGTTGAAACGTCATTCCTGCCGCAACCATGGCAGCGGTAGATGCCGGAATAAGGTGTTTTCGCTCCCGGTTCGTGGAGCTGGTCGAATGCCGCGTGATTGGATTGCTCTAAGAACTGGACATACTTGTAAACGGCCATACTGGCCTCCCCCGGTGAGGCGATTCGGCGAGAACAGCTGTAGCAGATTTAGGGCAAAAAAGGGGCGGCCCCACGGTAGCGGAGCCGCCCAGTCTAGTGGCTTTGTTTAGCCGAGGATGATGCAGACTTTGCAGCGGGGCTTCCCGCCGGTGCCGGACAGCTTGTTCCACGGCTTGATGGCCTTGCCGTCATGGCAGTCGTCATGGTCGTGATAGACGTTGCGATGCTCCGGCGGCTCTTCGTAATTGCTGGTGTGGTAGGGTGAGACTTTGCTCATTGGCTTGGTTCCTATTTACGTGGGAGTCATAGTCGTGTAATACAGAACCAACGCCGGGGTTTTGGCCCCGGCGCGGTCCTTCCACCGTCTCTGTAACAAGAGAAGGTGGCCCCGGACCGGGGGGTTCACTCCCCGCATCCGAGGCGATGGTTGTTCCAGAACCATCTGGTGGGCCTCCCGGGGACTAAGCGCCCCGTTTTGCTCGTGCCGATCAAGCACAACTGAAGCAGACGCACCGCAGCCCCTCTCCGGGCTGCGGTCATTGCCGTGAGCAATCGCACTCCGGCCACCCTCTCATAGCAAAACAGCCGCAACTTGAAAAGCGCTGAATGCGACTGTATGTATCTGGACTCCGAATCTCGGATCAGGGACAGGCGATGAGCGACAAGGCACTCGAAAACGCGATGGCGCGCCGCGCTGCCGTCGCTGGGCAAATTGATAACGTTGTCAAAGAAGTGAACGGTCTGATCGAGCACCACAACAAGCTTCAGGCTGAGCTTGGGCAGATCGATCATTTCATTCGCATGTGGCATGACATGGCCGGAATACGGCCCCCAGCCGAACTAGAACAAAAGCGGGTTGAACCACCTGCGGAGGGTGGCAAGCGCATTCGTCCCAAAAACCCGCCGAGAGAATTCGTTGCCGAAACTTGCGTGAATTACATTCGTGAGGCGGAGCGCCCGCTATCGCGTGCTGAACTACTCGATCGGCTTCAGAAGGATGGCATCATCATTCGCGGGAAAGACCCGGCAATGGTTCTCAGCACTATGCTGTGGCGCTCTAAGGACATAATTCGTCGGCTGCCGGAGGGTGGCTACTGGCTAGTTGATCAACCGTCGCCCCTAGAACGCGATTTGGCGGACCTGATGGGCACCACAAAGTTTGACCTTTAGGGAACCGGGTTGGGCGCTCGGAACGTCATTTCCCAATTGGGCCCGGTCAGTTCGTGGTTCTCGATATACCAAACGCGGCGCAGCGCCATGACGGGAAGTCCGTGGTCCATGCACACAGCCAAGGCCCGAGGACCAGCAGCCGGCGTTCCATAGAAGCGGACGGTCGGTTCAGGGAAGGCATGGCCGGGGCCGCCCTCGCAGGACTCGAAAGTCTCGACGCCGCCTTGCTGGAGGATGGAAACAGCGTGGGCGATACCTGGATCAATTCTTCCCGGCATCGGCCCTTTCGTGCTATCGGATCCAGCTATGGCGACTGATCCCATATCCCTTCGTGAAGCCTTGGCCTCCGGCGATTTAGAAGCCTTCATCCGGCAAGAAGAAGCCGAGGGCCGCGTAGCGGATCGGGACGATTTCGAGCGGCGATTAGGGGCGCTCATCAAAGCGCCCCGACCAGCAGATCGAACATCCCGTTCACGCGCTCGCGGTGGTTCGCGCGGAAAGTGAACTCGTCGAGATAGTGCTGCATGTGCTTGCCGCTCACGTGGATGTGCGTTG